ACAGGCGCTTGAGGCGTTGGAATCCTGCGGAGAAGGACACATAACGGACGGCGGCAATCAATGGCATGACGCAAAGTTGGTTGACACAGCCATCACATCCCTACGCCAAGCCATTGCAGAGTTGGAAAGCCAAGAGCCTGTGGCGTGGCATCTCATGGAAGCCTTGTATCCACAAGGTGAACGATTGGATATTCGTATGGGTGATGGCTCAATTCTCTGTAATTTATTGCCTCAAGCTGATGGCGATTTATGGTGGGATGGTTCTGGTACAGGTGAAAAATTTATTGACCCTGTATATGCGGACGTAACGCATTGGCGTATTCATTCCAACACCCACCCACCACAGCGCACATGGCAGGGGCTGACGGATGAGGAGATAGATGGAATTACTTGCGTCAAATGGGAAGAACGTGGACAAATTCGAGCCATTGAAGCCAAACTCAAGGAGCGCAACACATGATCGAGATCATCATCGTCTTAATCATAGGAGCCGCCATCGGCGTTGGCGGCATCCTAGCGTTCCTACACTTCTTCGCCGATTAAGCCACCAAGCCAGGCAGATAGGTAGTTTTGCCTGCCACTTTGGTGGCTGTCAATTCTTGCTTTTTCAAGTTGTTTGGGTCGTAGGACACATGCACCCAACCGCTGTCAGGAATGCCAGGTGTGTAGAACTCCAAAATCAATTGCGTGTACTCAAGGTTGTCCATGATCCATTGCGCCAGTTCAGCGTTGGCCACACCAGGTATCTCAATGTCAGCCGCTTGGCCTTTGCAATGATCGCTGGTCTTGGATCCACCAACGGCGGCGTTGGACTCAGGACTGCGGTAGCCTGAATTCACCTTGACACCCTTGCCGTAATGATCACGCACAGGCTGGAGAACCTTTTCGCAAAGCAAGCGCAGACTTTCTGTTTCAGCATCGCCAGGCGTGTTGTCAAAACCCATACGCAAAGCTGTTTCAGATTTGGTCAACTCATGCAAACTGAAGTTGGGGGATAAGTTCATTTGATGCCTTTCTGCGATTCAATCGCTTGGTTGTACAAACTGATGCAAGCGTTCAAGCGCCTGATGGCGCGGTCGCCTTCTTCAGTCAATTGGAAAAGAGCTTTTCCAAACGCTGGGTCAAGCTCGGCTCTAACTTCTCCTCTGTTATCTCCTGCGGGAGCTGAGGGATCTGCGGTGGCTGGTACGGGGCAGGCCGCTTGGACAGGAACCCGCATCCGGTAAGTGCCAGCAGTAATAGCAGCATCGCGCTCTTGCGCGGCAGTTTTGGCTTTCTCATTTGTCTTCCTCAATGCGTCAGAAGTTGCGTTAACGGCGGTAATCAACGCCGCCTCCTTGGCTCTGGCTTGAACATTTAGACGATCAACCTCGGCCTGCTGCGCTTTCTTTTCAACATGACCGCCGTACCAATACCCGCCGCCAAATGTCAGCAGCAGGGCAATCAAACCAGAAAGTAAACCCTTCATGGTGCAGGCGGCTCGTTATCGTTGGCTTCAGACTTAGATATGGCAGTGGCCACAGCCTTGATGCCAGAGCGCCCAGCCACGCCGCCCAACACGCCAGTGATGAACACCATGATGGTGGAGATCTGGCTTGTGTAAATCTTGTCAATTGGAGCCATGCCGGACATGGGCTGCGTGACGTATGTGACTGAGTACAGGAACATGGCCATAGCACCGAGCAGGATGCTGACCAACACCACGATTACAAACGCCCACACACGAACTTCGATCTCTTCAGCGGTCATGCGCTGCTTGGTATTCATTACGACGGTTGCCATTACTTTTTCTCCTGCTCAGGTTTAACAAGTTGATCTGGACATGTGCCGGTGGCAGTACATGTTGGCGGTTTGCATTCTGGATTACTCCAGTTCTTTGGATCTTGGCATGGGTAACGAAAGCGGTCGTCGCACCCTGTCAAATATAGGATTGTCATCAAACACAGCAGGCTCTTTGTCACGATTCTTCCTTTCAATTTGTTTGCGTAGTTTTTCAACTTTTTCCATTTGCGCTTTGGCTTGCGCTTTTGTTTCTAGCACATCCAAATACATGAACGCCAGCAACGGCAACATCAGCGCAACCAATATGACAGCAAAAATCCAACCCAGCACACCCATCAAATCTTCCTCCACTGGCTCAGCCACACGAACCACGTCCACAGGTAGAGGATAAGAATAAGGGTCAGGACGCTTGCTCCCGCTTTGAAGTTTTGGCTTCTTTCCCTTCGGTATCGTTGCCATCTCAGCCTGCGCTCTTTCTGCTCTTGGGCTAATCTAGCCGCTTCTTGCTCGGCAGCAATGACATCTCGCATTTCAAACACTTTGCTGTACAGCGCGCCCATTTCTGGAGGACTCTGGTACACCATGGTTTCTCTATCGTCACTTCCAACGCCGCCATCTGATCCATTGCCATGACCCGTTTTAGCGCAGCTTCCATTTGGTTTTGGTCTGGGTTAAAGACGTTTCTGGACTTCTCTTCTTCCTCTCTGATGTGCGCGGCTAACTGCTCTTGAATCTTGAAAAACTCGGTGAGTTGTTTGACGACTCCAACCATGACTTCGGTTTCATCAACGGCAACGAACTTTTCCTTCTTTTTCGCCACAGGCTTGATTTGAGCTGGCTTTGGCGCACTGCCAAACATACTTGCCAGTTTTCCCCAAAAGCCATATATCTCCTGTGCAACTCCAACAGCCTCGTCAACCGTTGCCTTGACCTCCATGAAAGATGTCTTAGCTTGTTTGTATAACTCGCAACCCTCTTTGATGGCGGCAACGCAAGCATTTGCAGCAAAGAGGAGGCTGATCGGATCAATTTACAGCCCCAGCAGTTTCTTTACAAACTCAGCGGCAACGCCAGGACCAAACAAAACGGTGACGATCACTGCGTAGAGCAAGTATTCGATCTTGGTCATGCGCTTGTCGCCGTCTTTCAACGCGACTTGAATGGCCTCATAGCGTTGAGCGCAGATCGCCTCATGCACGGCAAACTCTTTTTCTAAATCATTCATCTGCTGGCTCCGGCGTGTTGCCTTCGGCAAGCCAAGCAAGGTAAGCTTGGTAGTCGGTGTTGGCAGGGTCGAATGGAATGAATGTTCCATCGCTTCTTTTGACAGATTCGCCTAATGATTGCAATTGATATGTGTATGACATTTTACAATTCCGAAGTTAATAAAATGAAATTACCGCCATTTGCAGTTTGATTATTTCTAGCAGTAACAACAGCGTTTGATGTGCCGCCAGTAAATCCAGAGACTTGAGTCCAAAAAGAAGTACCTCCAACATTTGATGTGTTTGCTAAAAAATTAGCAAGTGCTGGAGAGGCGGCTGTAAAATCTGACCCAACACTTCTAAAGGCGGCTGTAACACCACTATAAATTGCGCCTGACGGTGCGGCTCGCATAGTGACAACACATTTTTCCATTATTTGAATTACAGTTGTTGAGTTATCAAAAGAACCACTTGCGCCAGAACCAGCATATTGGCAATACCTCTGACACAAAGCCAACTCAGTACCATAAGGTCGGTAATCAAAGCTAGTTGCTGTTGAGCCTTTTTCCAACTGTACGCCTGTGATGTAGAAAGTTGCGCCGTTTGTTCCGACTACTGATGTTGCACCTGTGGCACTAAAAATATTTGAAGTACCTGTCCAAGCACCAGCAGTTCCACTGTTAGTAGCTCCAGCTCCAAGATTCCAAAACACATACATTCCTATGCCATTGGTAGTTAACCAAGTTCCAGTGGTATCGCCAGGAATGGTGACTGTTTTTTGTTCGTACGTATTGGCTGCGCTGATTGTGTAAGTAAATGGGTAAGCCCTGTCTATTGCTGAATTTGTAATTGAGCCGCCAAATGTTCCAGTTAACGAACTACGAACCCAAAAAGATAAAGTGACTGTAGCCGCAGACGCTGTGCCCCATGCCAAATCAGGAATATTTAAACCTTCAATTTTTTGAAGTATGCTGAAATGTTCTGCCGCACCAACTGTATATGCCGATGATGAAGTAAACAAAATTGAATTCGTAAAACCAGTTGGGGCTGTTGTGCTGTTTTGACCTGTTCCTTTTGAAGAAACACTCATTGAAAATGCAAATCTATCGGCTGCGTATGTACCGTCATTTGCAGTAATGCTTGATGTGCCGTTTCTTTGGCTTATCATCATCGCGCCATTGATGATGCGGTTCTTGAAGCCAAAGCCAGTAGCTGCTGTTGCCTGGGTAGACGAGTCGTTAAAGACCAAGCCTGATGTGCCGTTGATTGTGACTGACATTATTTATTCTCCAGTGCTGATTTAATTTCATCGACTGTTGACGCCGACTCAATCGCTGTCTGCATGGTTGCGTATTTAATTCTGACTGCTGCTCTTGCCGCTTCTGCCGCTGTTGCCTCAGATGGAATAGTTGCCTTAATGTCTAGTGGTGAAAACTCAGCAGACCTAGCTATGCGCCTAGCGTCATGGGCAATGGATTTTGCTTTATCAATGTTGATGGTAATCATGCTGTGTACTCCCAAGCATTGCGAAACGTTCGGTCTGTTGGCACATCTGCCGTATCAATAATTTTGAATGGCTTGCCAGCAGGAACATCTTTAGCGGCAATTTCTTCAATAGTCATTGTCTCAAGTGCTTCTGGTGCGGGAATGACAATAGCCACACCGCCATCGTCTGTTGGGTAAATAATTCTTTTCATAACTATTCCTTATCTAAAAACAGAAGCAAATATGTACGGCAAGTCTGCATAGCCAGAAGTTGTATCTGCGCCAAATGAACCGCCAGCACCAATAGCTATTCTAAATTTTGCTGTTGTTGGGGCTTGTCCGTTTGTTTGACCACCAATTGCATACAGAGATGAGTTTGCGCTATATGCAGTTACAGCAACTGCGTAGTTTGCGTCTGGCATAGCTGTTGTGAAATTTACATCATATAAGCCAACACCAGAGTCAGTAATGCTTGTTACGTTTGCACTTGCACGAATAGCCACAGTGCCTGTGCCGTTAAAGTTCACCCAAGCACGGCAACCATAAGCGGCGGCGGCAGAGCCATATCCTGAGTTAAATGCTAAAACTCCACTAGCATCAATGTACATTCGGACATCAGTTGTGTCCATGTTAGTAAGTGTGTCCCCCGCAGTATATGACGCTGAGTTTTGGTGAAAACTTGTAACACCAGGGCCAACTGCGTTTTGGCGCATAGCCGCGTAGCCAGTTTGAGTCCTTACTGCTTTCCATGCAGAACCTGAGTAGTAGGCATTGCCTCCAACCAATGTTTGCGATGAGACTACATTTTCAAAAATACTTGATGCCCCAACTTGAATTCCTGTACCACTCATAGATGATGGCGAAGCAGTACCAACACCTACATTACCAGATGAATCAATTCTGACACGCTCAGTGCTAGTGCCTGACGCTGTGGTGTATAGAGCTAACTGTCCATTGCTTGAGCCGCTGTCAATACCAGCAATCTGAGCCGCTGTTGGTGTGTTAGCCGAACCAAACGTCAGCGTGTCTGACGATGTGTTGGGTACTGTGATTTTGATACTCATGTCAATTCCTTAAAAGAATGCGGTCACAATGATTACACCAGCAGTTCCAGCACCACCAGTATATGTACCGCCAGTACCGCCACTTCCAGCCGCACCAACAGCATAGGAGTAAGTCGCGGCTAAAGATGTAATTGTTTTTCTTACGTAGCCACCACCACCGCCGCCTAATCCAAAACTGCCAGATACCCAAGCACCTGGAGAACCGCCAGCACCATAACCAACACCAGCATTACCACCAGCACCATTAGAACCTTGACCACCAATACCAAGCATAGAAGAACCGCCAGGCACACCAGCTTGGTTACTATTTGTTACGCCAAATGTAATATTTGAAAATGCAGCTTGACCGCTGATATTTATATCACCGCCAGTAGCAGAGCCACCAGAGCCACCATTACCAGCATTCTTTTGACCACCACTACCACCATTAGCTGTAAGACTTCCAAAAGTAGTAGCACCGCCAGCCGTACCGTCAGTACCCGCGCCTCCGTTGGCTGAACCACCGCCACCGCCGCCAACCATTTCAACAGTTATCCATTTGGCATTTGTCGGTACTGTGTATGTGCCAGAACCAGATGTGTACACAGTCACCTGTGGCACAGCATGGCTGATTTGCGTAGATGAATCAGGAAAAGTTAAACCTGATGTTCCATTGATAGTTAATGCCATGACGTATCCTTAGAGAACAATCCAGTTGCTACCACTGGGAATAGTGACTGTGATGCCGGAATTGACAGAGATCGGTCCGGTTGACATTGCGTTGAACGACGTTGTGATTGTGTAGTCTGCTGTCACTGTTTGGCCGTTCTCCACAAAGACTTGATCGGTGCCACCGCCGGTAGCTCCACCACCCAAAGCACCCCATGCCGTGGCATTGTAGCCCTCGAACTTGCCGGTTGAGGTGTTGTAACGCACCATACCGGTTACAGGCGTTGGGCGCTGCGCTGTCGTGCCGACGTTCAACTTAGATGCTGAAGTGTCGGTCAGAGAGATCGTGGTGAAGTACGCTGAGTTGGGCGTTGCGTCGCCGATCACTGGCGGCGCGGCAAATGAGGCCACGGTCAGGGTGACGGCAATGTTGTCGGTCGTAAAGAGCAACACATCGTCAGCGTCTTTGACCACGTATTTGTACGACGCGGTGCTTAGGAGCCAAATGTCAGCCTGGCCAAGCGAATTCAAGATGATGGGGTTGGTGTTGGCCGTAACCCCTGCCGCGTCAACGTAAGTCGTCGCTGGTGTGGTCGTGCCCGCCGCGTAGGTGTAGATTTTGCCGCCAGCCAACGGAAGGCCGTCGGAGTCGAAGAACTGTTGCTTGGGGGTAGGGGAAAGCAAGGCCATGTGTTTACCTCAAGTTGTTTTGGTTATCTTCTTCAGGCGCTAAAGCATTCTTTGAGCCTGCGCTTGCACCACCGATTGTTTTTTGCGTCCAGCTCTTAGGGTCAGATAGCAATTTTGCCACCCGATTACGTTCAGCGCCAGACAAAGTTTCCAGCAAGTCAGCCGTTGCGCCTGGTGTCTTAAACGCTTCAGTTAGCGCGCTCATTGTTTTTGCGCCAATCTTGTTCTCAAGAATTTGCAATGCTTTGTTAGTTGTCGCCGCCACAGCAGTAATGTAAGACGGCAGGCGAAACTTAGATAAGTTTTGCAACATCAATTCTTTGAGCGCCTCTTGGCCACCGGCCACTTGAGTCTTAATGTTAGCGTCGCGAATAGTTTTGGCGGCTTGATCGCGCAGCACACTTAAAGTATTTTCGCTTACCTCTTTGGCAATGTCGTAACTACCAGGCCCCAAAATCTTCTCAACAGCTTCAGGTGACTCGCCTTGGACCAAACGCACAAACGCGTCTTTGTTGGTTTTGTACAGGTTAAGAGCTTCGCCAGATAGCTTCTTCTCAGCGATCTGTTGCATACCCTTGGTGTAATCGGCCAAGTATTGTCTGTACCCAGTGCCGCCTGCGGATTCGATAGCGTCCACAATTACAGGTTTAACTTTAGATAAAACACTTGCCGCCAATTCTTTTTGAACTTTAATGTCCGCTGCGGGATACAAATCGCGGATGGCCGCGTTAACAGAATTTTTACGAATGGCATCTAACGCCCATGCATCAATAACGCCGCCGCTGTTTGTCCATTCAGACACATCTTGCGCCACGCGTTTAAGCGCGGTAGCAACGTCGCGGTTGCCCGCAAATTCTGGCTTGTTGGCCATCTGAGTAATACTGTCCACAATTGGCGCAGTCTCCAATGGCTTGATGCCTGCGTTCTTCAACGCGTCAGATGCAGCTTGGCTGAATCGTGATGCCTCGCCCAGTTTCAATGAGCCTGCGGCGGCATCAGCAGCGGCCTGTTCGGCCATTGCTGGCAAATCGCCACCTACATATGTGTACTTGGCCGCGCCAACAGGCTGGCCTTTTTCGATCAATTGAGTGCGCGCCAAGGCTTCAGCCCGTGGACCCGCTGCCGTAAAGCGGCGCACATCTTGCACCTTACCGGCGGCTTCAGCGGCCAATCGTTCAGCTTCGCTGGCGTACTGTTGTGTGGCTTGGCCAAGGTTAGCGCGAGCCAATGCAGACTCACGGGTTGGGCCGGTCAAAGCGTTCAAATTGCTTTTAGCTACGTCAGATGTCGCGCGGACTTCGGAAGCTGTAGCGCCGCCAGCCAATTTGGCCAACGCGTTGACACCCTCGGCCTCATTCATGTTTTTAAGGTTTAACACAAACTTGGGATCGCTGGCCAAACGGCGTTCAATCAAGGCTTGCCATGTCGGGTTGGTAATGTTGGCCGTGGCTTGCGCTGCACTAAGGTTTGGCGGTGCAGTACGGAGCGCGTTAAGCACTTGAGGTAAATCATCGCCTAACGCGTTGCGAGCAATCTTTGCGGCCTTCTGCGCGGGGATTTGACGCAAGTCAGCTACCGCGCCAATGGCTTTGCCAATCAACGGCGCTACAACACGACCACCAGCTTCAAAGGTTGCGCCTTCCAACACGTTTTTAACCGGTTCAATAACAATGTCAGCACCTTGGCGAGGAGCTTTGCCACCAAAATAAACGTCAGCCAAGTTAAGCGCTTCTTTGGCCATGCCGTAACCTAAGCCAGCGCCGCCAACTGTGCCCGCAGGACCAAGCGGCGTACCAGCAACTGCACCGCCAACTGCGCCTAAAGCTTCAACAGTAGGTGCAACGTAAGGTCGAATTTTTTCATATGTCGTAGGTTCTGTACGAGCCGCCGGTATTTCAGATGGTTCATTACCACCTAACGCGGTAGAAATGCTTTCGTTAATTTGAGCGCCCAAGTTTTGCACACCAAATTTTTGATGGATAGCTTGCTTGGTGGCTTCATTTGCGTTAGTGTAGTTTGGATCTTGAGGCGCGTATTTTAAAAAAATAGCAGCCTTTGTCGCATCATTTGCGTTGATGTAGTTGGGGTCTTTAAGGATTACGGCTAGATCGGCCATTTATTGTCCCATCAACAAAGGGTTGGAATTGTCAACCACTTCATTTGTAGTGTTAGTAGTGGATGTACCCCCACCGACACGTTTCTTGGCGCGTTCAACACCTTTGCGAACAATGTCTTGAAATTCGCGAGCGGCTTGTGTAAATTCTTTTTCACTTTGCGCCAAACTCATGCGGTTAAGAGCAGCCGTGCCTTTTTCGCCTTCGACGTTGGTGATGGAGCCGCCGCCTTTAAGAGTTTCAAATGCTTGCAAGAACGCGCCGCCTTTAATTTGATCAAAGCGCGATTGAAAGTCTGATGCGTCAGTGCCTGGAACAAAGCGAGCACCTGGTGTCCAAGTGGCACCAACAGCAGATTCAAATCCTGGGTGTGGTTTAGTGCCTGGCGTGACAACCTTGCCATTTTTATCAAGGACAGGTGCTTTACCAACTAAGTTATCAATCAAATTAAGTGTAGATTCAGCTGTGTCCAAAACCTTTGGAAGCACTTGTTGAGCCAGAGCATTATCTTTTGCAATTGCCGCGCCAGTGGCTTTTGCTTGCGCCAATTTTTGTTGAAACGCAGGGTCTGCTGCGCGGCGCTGATCTTCGCGGCGTATCTCAAGGTTTTCTTTTTCGCGCGCGTTAACTAAATCTTGACCACGCATAGTCACTTTTTGACCCGCCGCCGCAGTAGCTGCGGTCATATTTTGACCGCGTTGAGTTACGTCTGCGCTTAATACTGCTTCAGGCGTTGCTTGCATTTGAATAGCTGGACGCACGACTTGGCCAAATGTTGGTAAACGTGGGTTACTTTCTTCCAACCATTTACGTTGGCCGTCAGTACGCTCAACAGGCTTAGATTGAAATAGCTCCATCAATTCTTTAGATTGCGCGCCTTGTGCAGCCATGTACGCTTGGCGTTCAGGGACGGGCATAGACAACAACTGTTTTGTTTTAGCTGCGGACTCTTCAGGTGTCATCAGTTTTTGAATGACCGCGTCTTGGCCAAAAGCAATAATGTTTTCGTCCGACGGGTTCAACGACAAATCGCGCAGAGCTTGCGTACCAAAATCACGCTTTGCTTTGTAAATTTTTTGTTGCAATTCTTCACGCGTTAAATTTGCAGTTTTTTGTTCTGACAGCAACTTAGAATACGCCAAGCCTGTCTTACCAAAACTCATCAACTTGTTTTGCGCTTCGGGCGTACTTAAGTCAGGATTATCGACAAGGTAGTTTCGGACATTTATATCTTCATCATTTGCGCGCTGCGCCGCTTGCAATTGCAAATCCGCTAAAGCGTTTTGACTTTGCGCGTTTTTAATTTGCGCGAATTGGCTGTATTGCGTTAATGGATTATCAAGCTGTATAGATTTAACGCCAAGGGCGATGTTTGGGTCAATGGTAGCCATGCTCTATCCTTTTGTCACAATTTATTGATGTATTGTTGCTGGTTGTAAAAATTCAAACCAGTACCCAATGCATTTGTCAAAGCATTTGCTTGGCCGACATAACCAGATGCTCTTGCGTTTCCTGCGCCAATCAAAGCATTTGATGCGTTTGTGCCGTAGTTGCCAAGAGATGCGTTGATGTCGGATGTCATGGCTTGGCCGTAATTGCCAATGGTGTTGGCGGTACTTTGGCCTTGGCCAGCCAAACTTTGCAATGGTTGCAACAGGTTAGCGCGGTTGGTCTGGTAACGGTTAAACGCGTTGGTGTATTCTTGCGATGCCAAATCTTGGCCAAATCGCTGTAGCGCCTTGCCAGTGCCGCCAGACAATAAACCACCGCGAGCCGCAGCGGATCGCTCCAAGGCTTTTTGACCTTCGCTCAAACGAAACCCGTATCCTGGATCAGCTTGAAAATCAGCCATGCTGAAATCTTTAGCTGCTGAACCATAACCTTGCGCGCCAGTGTTGCCGCTTAAACCAAGCACATCCATCAGACGAGCTTGACCTTTCATTCCCGCTTGACGGAATGGTTCTTGAAGCGCGGCGCTTGCAGCAAACTGTTCCCGCGCCAACGCAATCTGTTGGTCGGAAATGGCTTTAGATACGTCAGCAGATTGCGCGGCGGCTTGAGTTTGCGCGCCAGCGGCGCTGGACGCGGCTTTTGACGATGTGATCCCGCCTACAAGTGTGGCTCCTGCTACGGCTACTAGTCCCCAAGTCATAATGTTTCCCCTTGTGTTCCTAATTTGGTTAACTCAGAAGTCGAAGTTAAAAAACCAATGTCGTCATACGACGGCGCAATAACTTCCTGCTCAATTTTGTCCAAATCAGATTCTTTCTCAAATTCTGTTATGTGAACTGTTGTCCACAAAGTATCTTCTTCCGCGTATACCGCGCGTTTTAACCCAACTTCTGAGATAAACGTGCATGGTGCTTCCAAATGCTTCTCGCCAAACTCAGTAAACACTTTGACGCGGCCTTTGGAAATAAAATTCAAATGCTGATGCCGATGGATTTTGCCTATGATAAGCGTCCCCTTGGGGATCAACATTTCACGCGCGTACGTACAACAGCCGTATTTATCATCTTTTGGCGTGAAATAGTGCGTCAAAGTACAGTTTTCAAGCGTGGATTCAACCGCGCCGTCAGCTATCAATTTTTGCAACCCATCTTGTACAACAAGAATCGCATCGCGAAAATTTGTTTTTGCTTTTTCGTTTAACGCAACTTCAAACATTGTGTCTTGAGCAACTTGCATTACGAAATCTCCCGACCGCTGGCGCGGATGTTGATGGCGCTGGCTGTTCCGGCAATTGTAGAAATGAAACTGCCAGGCGACAAGATTTGGCCAACAAGCTCTGGAAACGTGTACACCTCGGACGCGGCCAAAGATTTTTGCTTGGTGATCAAGTTTTGATTGCCTGCGGTGTCGGTGTAAGTCACCAAATTCACGTTGATGGTGGCAGATGACCCGCTGAAATTGGTAGCGGTAAATTTGTCAATGATCGTTGTGACGTTGACGGCAGTGTATTGAGTTGTCTGCGTGGCTTCAGCAACTTTAGCGGGGACAAGGTTTTTTGCCGTTACGGTCATGGTCTTTCCTTAAACAACGACCCAAGTGGAGCCGGAAGAAACGGTTACCGCAACACCACTGCTCACAGTGACGGGGCCAGCAGACAAACCATTGTTTCCTGTGGCGATAGTATAGCTTGTAGCCACGGTTTTGGAGTTAATCTGTATGCCGTTGCTGGAAACCATAGCTACCGACGTTAATTCGCCCGTAGACGGCTTGTACAAGTAATTGGCGTTGCTGGTATAGATTGTGGTTGGTGTGCCTGTTGTAGCCGCCGCAAACAGCGGGTACAGGTTGGATGCCGTGGCAGTGTCGTTGCTGATTGACGCGCCTGACACCACCGTTGCCCATGTGCCGTCTCCTCGCCAGTAAGTCGATGATGACGCGCCGGTGCCACTGTTCAAGTTGGTGACCGGCAAATTGCCGGTGACTTGGGTGGCCAAGCTCACGTTGCTGAGTGTGCCACCCAACGTGATGGTGCCCGTGGTTGTGATGGGGCCGCCGGTTAGGGTAATCCCGTTGACCGAACCGCTGGTGTCCACGCTGGTAACTGATCCGGCACCAGTGCCCGCGCCAATCGCTGACCGAAAAGTGGCTGCGTCTAGCGCGCTGATGGTGTTGTCGGCGTTGAACCGTGGGAATGTAACCGCGCTGGGGTTGGTCAGCGTGAACATGTTGCCACCAATCGTGGTGGCACCCAAAGACGTGCGGCCAGTGGCGGCTACCAGATTGGTTGCGCCGCCATCCCATTGTTGACGTTCAGAATAGGCTGTGTCCCACTGGGTCTGTTTGGCCGTGGTGGGGATTGAGTACCCAGCCGTAAATGTGACATCCAAAGTGCCCGCAGACGTAATGGGCGAACCGGTAACGGTCAGGCCGGTGGGCACTGTCATGGCTACCGAAGTCACGGTACCAAAAGCGTTTTCTCCCGCGCCTGTTGGAGGCCCAATTTGCAGCTCGTCCAAAGATGTCGTATTGCTGCCGCCGCCGGTCAAATTAAACAGGTTCAGAAAGAACCGGTACCATTCACGCGACATCAAGCCCGTACGGGGGTCGATAAAATCGACCCGCGACGAGGGGATGTTCGTTATATTAAGTTGTTCAGGCATTGGTCGGGCTCAGAATTAACTCAGCGCCGACAATAGCAATTTTTACCGGATCGGTGCCAGACACTTCGTAAACCCTATCCCGCAGCTTTAATGTCATGCCAAGCCTACGCCAGAACACCCTGCGGAAATATTCACCCACTTTGCCTATTGGAGCCCAATGTTCGTTGCTCCACGTATGGCCACCATCGTCGGACCAGCGCAACACAACCTGTGGATCGCTGCCTTGGCCGGTAACCAAGCCAACGCCTGCCTGGCAATCCAATTGCAAACTGTGTTGGGCGGTACGTTTGAGGTTGTTTTGACCGGTAGGTAACGCTCTCCAAGAGCGCAGCCATTTTTGAATGCTGCCGTTGTCAGCGTACACATCCAAGTCAAAACGGTAAATGTTGCCGTTTTCAAAGTCACCAACAATGATGTTGCCGCCAAAATTACATTGGCAGTTGGAACGGTGGCGCATAAATGCACCGTTGTCCCAGCCCGCGCGCTCATGCCACGCTTGGGTGGCCACGTCGTAGACCCATGTGGCGTTGCCGGTGGGGAATGTCAGCACATAAAAAGCATGGCCTTCTTGCTGGTATGTGTACGCAATAGCGTCTGAAATGTTGCCGTATTGAGCAATCGCATACTCAATGGCGTGGGTAGAAACGCGGGTTCCTGTGTAGCCATTGGCTCGGTAAACAATACCTTGGCCACGGGCATCAGTGCCCAACCAGAACAGGCCGTTGTCCAATTTGGCGATTGAGAAAGGAGCTACGCAACCAATTTCGTTAAACGCGCCTTGGATACGAGCCAAAGGAAAGTCGGCCAAACCAGCGTCGTACCATACTTCAACTGAATCAGTACCAAACAACCACGCTTCGCGGTGATCAACAATCAAGCCCACCAAACCGTCAGGTGACCCTTCGGCGCTGGCAAAATCCAACGCGTCAATCTGGGTACCTTCAAAAATGTTGGTTACCCATACACGCTGGCTGTCAGGCTCGTTGAACACAAAGTACCCGTCCAAATAGCCTACGGTCACTGCACCAGGAAAATCTGGGTCAGTAATTTGCTGAAACGTGTTGGTGACTTCGTTGTATATGTAGCTGTCTGGGTTGCAGGCAAAGAAAATTTGAGTGCCGTTGTCGGCAATCGAAACTGGGCCTGTGCCAGTGACAGCACCCAACAAAGTGGGTGTGCCGGTCATGCTGTTCAATTTATAGACCTCTAAGCCAGACACCACATAGAAGTCCGAACCGTTGGTCTGGTGCGCCCATAGTCCACGAATAGGGCCTGTACCGACCGTTTGAAGAAACTTAAGCCCTGGGCAACGGCTTAAAAAAGCCGCTTCTTTGCCGCCTTCTGGAACCACTTCGGGAAACAGATTGACCATGCGATTGTCGGCAGCGTTGACGCTGCGAGCGACGTAGCTGGAGCCAAGAATCGGGGTTTTCATCAATAGTTACCGGCGTAGATGTTGAATCGTTGACGTGTAGCCACGATGGCATACGGCATTGACATCACATCGTCAGGATTGTTGATACGCTTGAGATTGCGCTTAGAAGTCATCGCAATCCGTTGCACTTGAGGGCTTGGCTCTACGCCAAACTCAGGCGCAATCTCCATAGCCAAGTTGTAGGTGAACGCGCGCAAGTACCCTGGCGGGAACAGAATGTCGGTCACCAAAGTAGCCGGTTGGGTCAGTTCTTCGACCGAAATAAAGTGCCATTCCAAATCCCGTGTGGGTCTGGGGTAGATGTACATCTCAATATCTGGGTAGGTCATGTTGACAAAAATGACCTGTGGATAAGTTGAAGTTACAGTCTTAACCGCAATTCCGTCGTATTGCTGTTGATTGATAAATTTGATGCCAAAAGACACATTGGTGCCTGGATCGCGGTAGTACGTTGCATCATCCAACAATACAGGGCGGTTACCCACAAAATTACCAGATGGGCCTAATGTGCGGCTAATTTCACCGGCAGGCCAAGTAAATATTTGATCTTGAGTGCTAAAAACAGCGAGGCGTTCAGTGTTCCATGAATCAATCATTTGATTCA